CCAGCTGCGGGAAATGGGCTATCATCAAGAATTACATCAACTGTGCCTTGAGTATACAAGAAGGCCGTGTCGGTATTTCTTATGCGGGCCGTAAGTGTGGGCTGATTCATACCCAAAAATCTTGTGCTGGCATCACTTGTAAAAATGTCTTGAGGAATAGTAAAGTTGCCATTGTACCTGGCTACAGTGCTTACTCTAAAATTACTAAATTTAGCACTGAAAGGCCCACCAGATTTTTGCGCACCGAACCATAACTGACGGTTACCGTTGGCATGTGGGAAAAAGTCGCCAGCTATGGATGTTGATCCTACGGAGTTGCCATCTATGTAAAATGTAATAGTGCTTCCTACGCGCTCAACAGCTACATGATACCAAAGGTCAACTATCATACCATGTTGCACCGATCCTAAATTTATGCTGTTGTTTAGAACATATAATTCGGTTCTACCAATGAAAATGCCGGCTTCTTTGTACGCTTGGGCATAGTAAGTATAATTAGCTTGTAAAAAAAGTTGATCGATCAATGCTATTCTAGTTGAAGTCCAATGGAATGCATGACCCGTACTAATATATCCCGGATCACTGGGATCCGTATAGCTTGGAAGTTCCCTAGTTAATTTTATGTAGGTTTCTATGGTAAAATCACTGGAACCCAGAGTTAGGATTCCTGGATTATCATACATGTAAATTCTTCCACGCTGTAAATTGACTGCATAGGAAGCAATACTTTGTGATGCTCCGGTCAGAGGACCATTGAATTCTAAAAATTCTGTTTGTGCATCGTTTACAAAGGGTTCACTGGGTCTGGTAAAAGCATTGGCATAGCGTATGGAATTGGATATTCTAAGACCATGAAGCTGACCTATGAACTGTGATGTACTAGATCCCTTAAACGCCCGGCGAGTGGATGGTCGGCAAACCATCAAACCATTGGATATGTTAAAATTAATTGGATCGCCTGTTGTGGCCAGGACCTGATTTATTCCAGTATTAACATTGCTGACCACATTGGAACCATTGATATAAAAAGTCCAACGTCCAGCATCGCTCACCCAGGCAAAATGGTTCCAGGTAGCTGGATTGCTAACTGACCCGCAGGACAATCCTGTTGGGTAGTTCCAGGTTTTTATGACACCAGGATAGTCTCTAGTATTGACTGACGGCCTTTTAGTGTAAATTTTGAAGCTTGAGCCCTCTAGCGCAAGAGTTAAATCGCCGTTCACCGAAGGTAGATTTTTTATGCCTGTGGTAATGATGTCAACTACATTGGCCTTGCGAGGATTGTTATTTCTTACCCAAAACTCCAGGGTAAATGTGCCATTTTGTAGAATATTAAATCTTGAACTGGGGTCAAACTTTACGTACTGCAAGTCGGTTGAATCCCAGGTGTAACTAGTACCTGTACCAACGTCAGTAAAAGGATTCAATGGTATGCCAAATACATTGCCGTTGGCAGTATTGGTAGAGCTTAGATACTTGGCAATAACATTGTGCTGAAATAAACTGGCATCGGTAAGTACATTTCCAGGTTGGCCCATCAACAAAATGGTATCTGATTCTGGCGTTCCATTGGCAGTTGTCTCCAGAAAATCATAACCATAATCAGTTGTCAGAGGAACATAGGCATTGACCGTGGTATAGGCATTGGAAACAATTCTTATGTTGTTAAGAACTGCTGCAGAAGTTGCAGTTGATGTGTCGCCTTCGCTTCCCAGGGTTATGTTGGCATCACTGGCAAAGATGTTCGAAAAGGGCAGAATGTTGCTGTACAGTAGGATACCATTTTCATAAAATCTTATGTTGGCGCCATTCTTGCTTAAACGGTAACTGTTCCAATCGTTCCAGGGTCTACCAGTAGAGATACTTCGCGTTGTCCAGGTTGTACCAGTCTGGCTAAACTTTAGATCCCAACCCGTGCTCTTGGCAATGATGCTGAAGCTTTTTTTACTGGTTATGCTGGGATGACTTTTGGAAATTACACAAAAAGAATCTTGCTTTCCAACACTCTGCAATAATCTAAAATCTATGGTAAAGTCATTGGGTAGATTGAATGCGGGGTGATTAGGGATTCTCAGCCAATTAGTTGGTGTGAATAGTATGCTGGCATTGACATTGGTTGATTCGTCAAAGGGTGAATATGTGGTAGGTAAGACTGCACCATAGGCCAACATGGCTCGTTCGTCATATCCAGTATCAATGATGTTGTTGGATAAATTCAAAATCATTGCATTACTGGCATCACCGGGGGCAGCTGTAAAAAATACCGTTGGCGAATTTATGTTGGGTAGTTCGTACCTTGCTATGTTGCTTACACGAACGCTATCGATCCAGACGTTAGGACCTTTGCTATATTTTAAATCGCTGAATACACTGCCAGATTGATGGCCGCCTATGTAAAAACTTCCCGGACCATTGGCAAGATCATAGGTAAAGACATTAGGAACATAGCCCACGTTACGTACGTAACTTGATACCTGGGTAGGTTTACGATCTATTTGAATACCATCAACAAACATGTATACTTCGGTTTGCTTGCGCATTACTGTAACATGAACCCAGACATTGGTATTAACAGTACGGCTGCTTAATGATGTGGTTCTGGCTGTTGAATTTTTGTCATAAATTTTGAAATTAAAAACGCTACCAGAATAGGTTAATTCGAAAGCACGTCTACCCAATAAACCAGCACCATTGGTTATGAGACTGCCACTTCTGCCTCCTCTGCCAAAATTAAAATGACCTTCGATGGTAAAATCGCTTGTTCCTAAATCTAGACCAGAGTTGGCTTCAAAAGGTATGATGGCGCCACCGCCGGAATTGATGTAATAACTGCCAGTGCCACTTAGATACTTGTCAGTGACAATGTTGCTAATGCCATGCAGAATAATGTTGCCTTTTTCATGAAGATCTACATTAACAGATGGATTGGTGCAGGTAGAATCAATATAGTAATGATTATAGCGTTCTTCCCAATACATGCCTGGATGGATATTTCCATTGATGAGCATTTGATTGGTTACAGCATTGGCTATGTTGGACCTTGTGCTGGTATAGCTATGTTCAACATAGTAATGAACTCTATAATAACCATCAGCAGGGGCATTGAAGGTATAGCTGCCTTCATGGAGATTAAAACCACCCGTAGGTGGTTTGGTTCGGCTATTCCAAATGGTTGGCCAAAGACCCAAATATCCTAGTTTACTCGAACCGTTTACGGCATAATTGTTGCGATATTTTTCCGTAACAGGATCATAGTAATCTGGGAAATTCTGATAAAGTACTCTGGTGTTGCCGCCAGCTCCTATGTAGTGAAATTCATAGGTCCAGGATTGGTTGTATAGTGCCCAGTGACCTATATAGTTGTCTTTTTTTGATCGGCCATTGATGGTATACCGTTTATCTGCAGGCAACTTTGTTATGGGATTATAGAAGGTGTCGGTAAAAAGTGCCAGCCTGTAATCAGGATAGGTAATTTTTCTAATGACATCTTGACCACGTTCAACATAATCACCAGGATAAATTACAAAGGCCCAACGACCCATGGGTGGTTTCAGTTGTTGGTTAACTACATAGTTGATAGCCGGTGTAATATTAGCAAAGGGCTTCTCATAGGAACCATCGCCCGTAGCATCGTCACCACCTACATTTCTGGGATTTAATAGGGTATATTTTTCATCATTTTCAAGAACAAATAAACCAGTGTCGTCTTCTAAGGTCAAGAATCCTTTGTCGATAACATAGGTTGGTTGGCGGACATGTATGCGAGCTTCCATGGGGAAGCTCTTAATGAAGGCTCGATATGCGCTAGGGAAATACGGAAAGTAACGCTCGTCTTCAGCTATGGGCCTATTTTTTCTTGAACGACTGATTGCCATGTCACGTTCTTGCTGCGCTTAGGTTTTTATAACCATAATAAACATTGCCATTGTCTAGTGTCCAAAAAGAATATGCTTCGGTACGATCCGGAATGGCAGTTATCGGGGGTGTTGAATCATCATCCCAATGTACATTGGCCGGCCAGGTATAAGAATAACTACCGTCGTTGTATGAACTCATTCTAGTAAATATAGTAAACACAAAGGCTTTGTTGGTGGTCAACGGTGGATTTATGAAATTGAACTGCATTGAACTATTTACATTCACAGAAAATACAGTATTCGCTCCATATGCCAAATCCACAAAAACATTGGCATTAGCCGGTACAGTGGGTAGATTCAAAGGTTCAAGATAATCAGTTCTTGTTTCAGTAACATAACCCTGACTTACTGCAAGATTTCCTGTAATTTCCTGTGTAAGTATGCGTGTTCCAATGGGTAATATTGTATTGAATAAAACATTACTGGAAGCAAGGCTATTGTTGATGGTAAAGTCAATGCCAGAAATGGCTCTTATGCCATTGACATATACATCTGTGGCTGCTGCCATGTCGATCAGCAATGTATGACCGTTGTCGTCAGGGCCGGTTATGACATTTGAAGCTGTGCCTAAAGTATAAATGAAACGCTTATAGGCTAGACCATATGGCCCGGGAACGTAAATCTCACCATTGGCCGAAGTATATGTAGCAGCACCTATGACCGATATAGCATGTCGTGCTCTGGCATTGGTAAAGTATACATTGCCAATGGTGGTATTGGCTAGATTGCTGTTGGGATTTTCGGCTATGTTGCTGGTATAAAGTATGACATTACCATTGGCTCCGTTCACAGAACTCACACCTGCCAAAATGGCATTCACATTAAGACTGAATAAACCATTGGCTCGGTCATAGTTTATTTCTGGACCAGCATTACCAACAGCGGCTCTGGCACGAGCATTGGTGAAATATACGTTGCCAATGGTGGTATTGGCTAGATTGCTGTTGGGATCTTCGGCAATGTTGCTGGTATATACAAAGGCCAGTCTGGCCAACCAATTATTGGTAGTAAAATACAAATTGCCCGCAGGGCCTTCGGGCACTTCATCGGTATTGAGAGTTACTTCGCCGTCTTTGGCATTGACACTTACTACATTGCCCATGATGGCAGTATTGATGGAAAGCTCACCAGTCAATGGATCATAGAGCAGTATGTTTCCAACGTTGCTAATGGCATTTCTAGCCAAAGCATTGCTAAAGTAAAAGTTTACATTGCCTTCAGGTACATTGTCAGTGTCTAAAAAATTTAAATCTACTATGCCATTGACGCTGTCAAAATTCAATGGATCAGCAAAGGTCAACCATTCCCCAACAAAGGCCTGTGCTCTGGCATTGGTGTAATAAAGATTGGCATTGCCTTCGGGTAAACCATCGGTATTACCTAAACCCAAAATGCCTGCGGCTATTTCTGTGAAGTCTAGACTGAAAATACCAGAAATGGGATTATAATCAATGCCCAACCCTGTAACGCCAATGGATTGTCTGGAACGAGTATTCTGGAAAAATACATTACCATAGGTGGTATTGCCATTTTCTATGACATTCGTGGCCCATATCTGTCGAGCCCAATCAGCCCAGCCTCTGAGGTTACCTATGAAGTATTCAGCAGCAACATTGGCCAGAGCATAGCTGATGTTGCTGGTGTCTATGATGTTAGCTTCTGGCTCTGCTAGCAGATTGGCAAAGAAAACAAACCTATTGTCAAACTGTGATGCGTCTCTGAACAACCCTACGTGCCGTACAATGGTATTGGCATCACCCAAATAATCTTCGGAAATTACATTGCCCGAAGCATCTTCTAGGATGATTCTTCCTAGTGCATCGCTGTATCCTTCACGTATGTAAACATTGCCATACTCTTCGGACCAGAGATAGAATGTTTCGGGTGTTTTGCCAAAAAATCCTATGTCTATGACATCATCGGGATTGAGAAGATTGTTGGATGCTAGTTCTAGCAGGGAATCTCTGGTAGTGAATTCACCACGTATATCAATATTACCAACAACGAAATCATTCTCACCAACCATGACATCATTGATGGCGGCAACTATGTTGGTGTTTACTGTGGTGTTTAGGGTATAAAGATTGCCAATGACATTGGACAAAATGTCATTGATAGATCCAACAATAGTTGTTTTGTTTGTGGTATTAAGAGTAAGAAGATTGCCTATGTTGCTATAGAGCTCATTGACTGCATAGACAATGTTGGCATTGGCAGTAGTGTAGAGATTGGGCAGTGGGCCAACGTTGCCCCAGAGCTCATTGATGGCAACTACTGCATTGGCATTGGCATTGGTTTTAAGGTTGGCCAGAATACCAACATTGCCGTAAATTTCGTTTATGGCATAGACTAAATTTGTGTTGGCCGAAGTACGAAGATTGGGCAGAGGACCAATATTACCATGCAGCTCATTGATGGCCATGATGATGTTGGTATTGGCATTGGTATTAAGACCTTTGACATTACCCAAATCTGTTGCCGTAGCATTGGCAACACCATTGACAGTGATGAGAATGCTATAGATTGAATTGATGGCAGATACTAGATCAACATTACCTGGAAAAGGCAAGTAGAGCCGGTCAAGATCACCAACGTTGGCGCCTATGATGTTGGTATAGGTACGCCATTGAGCAAGAGTATTTTCGGTATATAGGTAGGTTACAGGCATCAGCGATCTCGACTAATCAGTTGCTGGACCAGATTCTTAAGTTCGTTTACTTCGGTCTTAAGGTTATTTATCTGATCCTCCAGTCCCTGATTAGTGGATGCCAGCTGTAATCTATAGCTTCGTTCTTTGAGGTAGCGATTCAGAGCTTCTTGATCTTCAACAATAATGGCCTTGGACCTGGAATCGCGAACGAGACCAGGTCTGTCTTCAACTTTGTATTTCATGCTAAACTTATGATGCGAAGGTTCTTTACTTTGGGTGGCAAACCAGCATATGTTTTGGCTTCGAACACAACTTTGACCTGCAGACTTTGGAACGGTGGTAAATTATCAATTTGTGTTTCGATTTCAAAGTATTCATCACCGTCTTTACTGGTTGGTAACACTACAACAGGAAATTCTTCAAAATGCTTGTCTGCTAATTCTTCGGTATCCGACGTGAGTTTGGTTCTATAGTAGAATCTTAGATTGGTTTTTTCTGGTATGCAGGCATCGAGTTTGAGGAAAATACTGGTGCTGGGGTTGGCAAATTTAACTTCACGTGTAATGTATTTGGCTTTGGATGAACTATTGCGTGGTGCTAGATCATCAACATATCTTCTTCCGTATATAATGTAGATGCTACTGTTATCAACTAGTATATTGGGCGAGTACGCATAAACATTTGAAACATACGGAGCATTAAGTGCATTGGTTGTAGTATTTAAAATGAGATTTTGGTTACCAACAGTAGCAGTTTTACGTGTTTCTATGGCAGATATGAAAATATTGGCATTGGTACCATTGGTGTCAGTTCTTAATACTCTATAATAACCATGCAAATTTGCTCCCATGGCCACACCCAGGTGATTTCCAGGTACAAGTGCCATGAAATTAGCTGCTTCCGAAGCATTTGTTGTAAAAATTCTTCCCAGTGTATTGGTATTATTAACCAGGCTTATGGATGTTGTATAACTGTTGGCAACAACATAGGGCAGGTCCTCAACCATGTAATTATTGGTCAGAACATCTTGAGAATCAACCTGATTTTTAATTAGATTGATTTTCAATTTTCCTTTGTCCAACAAAGGGCTTACATATCTATTGTCTGTGATGAGGGGAAAATACAAGGCAAAGGTATCATAGTTTTGCTCAGTTGGATACGGAGCATTCAGTGGTACGTTGATGTGCCCATTGGCTGCAGGATTCAACATGACCATGGTAGAAGCAAAGTTTAATTCTTTGTTCAACGTGAACTGCCCAAATTCAAAGGTTCTGGTATTGGCATTAAGAACCTTATAGGCACCTTTGCCCATGCCCAGGCCCAAATAATCATCTTTGGTGCCCGCAGCATAGTAAGGAACTTCAGCATAAACAGTGTCAAAAAGTAAATTATGGGAATTTCTTATGCTTACGCTCTTACCACCGGTTCTTGTTGGTTTGGTGATGATCGAAGCATTGCCTGTGGCCAAACCTCTGATGGCAAAATCATCGGCAGTGTATCCACGCACAATATATGAACCAGATACACTAGCAAGATTGTCAACAAAGGTGCTGGTAGTAAAACTCCTGGCATCTATGTAGACATTATCGCCGGTCCTGAGTCCATGACCAGGAGCATATACTCGAATGTTGTTGCTACCTGGATGAAATTCCAGAGGATTTTCTTCAAGCAAAAGCGACTCAAAATGATTGGGATGAATGGTAAACACCGGCCAACCATAGACCGAAGTATCAAAATCTGCTCGGTACAGCGTGAATTTTAGGTCAGCCAATTGGTCAGGTGTCCAGGTGCTCAAATTTTGGCTCTTGTACAACGATCCAAGCACAGACTGTGTGTTAATTTTTACTTTACGCTGGACATCAAGTTCATTGACTACACTGACCCAGGCTTCATAGTTTATGCTGTCGCTTCTCAGAACTATGCTGTATTCACCTTCTTCGAGGTGTACTATGCCATTGAAATAAAACGTCGTGGGCAGACTGGCGTCTTCACTGGTAAGTACCAACTCAGGATACAGCACTACGCTACTAAAAGGAATAACTTCTGGACCAGGCACGCCATTGATGTTGCGTCTAATGTCAAGATGCACAGGCAATGTAGTATCTTTGTTTCTAAAATACACATCAATCTTGGTCAACATTACGGTTTGACCTACCACAAAGAAACTCTGTGCTATGGGATCAGCCACAGAATACTTACTGCCAGGCATGCAGAGTTTGAATTCTGGATTATGCGTACGATTTATTCCATTGTACCAAGCACTACGACTATCTACGTACCAAAATATCGGATTTGCACCACGATTCTTAGCCACAAAGTTCGTAGTAACTTGTGTGAAATCCTGACCATCACCCAAGTGAGGATTGTCTTGCAAAATACCATAACCACGTTCCCCAACAGCTGGTGATGTAGTACCAAGCGTAGGATTATTTTCTCCAGATCTTTTGTAATTAGACCCTACAAAGGCAGAAAACAATATGGTGGCTACTCCCCTCATGACTTGGGTAGTGCAGGCATCAACGTATTCGTACTGATAGGTAGACATTAGTGACCTTTTCTAGCATATTTTTTAAACAAATTATCTTTCATTTTCAATGGCAAAATTATCGTGGGATTTCTTTGACCACATTATTGTCTGAGCCTGCACCAGCACCACCCGTAGTTCCACCACCATAACCACCATTGGCTGGCGGAGCAGTTACAACCTCATTGGCATCACGAACTGATATTTGTAAACTTACTGGTTTATATTGGTTTACTAGTGCGCTAATACCCAATGGATCCGTTCCCTTGTATTGTGTGTATACATCTACATAATTAGAATTCGAACTACCATCATCCCAGTATCCACTACCACTTACTGGAGGTATCCAGGTGTCATAAAAAGTACCAGTCTCTAGACAGGATATGCGAATGGGAACTGGTGAAGTGTTGCCGTTTTGGCCATTGTTTACGGCAATAATTATCTGCGTTGTGTGGTTTCCATAATGTAAGCATTGAAGCACATAGGGAGTATTGGGGATGATAAGGTTGCCAGTATAGGAGCCGTAGGTTGCAAGTGGTTGCCACATTTCAGGAGCGCCAGAAAATTCATTTATGGGATACTCATTCTTGGGTTTGTTCCAGCCTGGTCCAGTGCCAGATCCACCGCTACCAGCTGCAAGGGCACCTGTGGATTTATTGGATGTAAAAATGTTATAAGCAGTTTCGAACGCGTCACTTGACATGGTTATGTTAATGTATGCAGATGAGCTTTGCGTAGTACCACCAGTTGCCGGAGCAACTACCACTCGATGCGGTTGCATGCAATCATCGGTTATGGTGCTGTCCCAGACGGTGGTTATAACATGTGAATTGGATATGTCGCTGGTATCGCGAACATAAATCTGTTGTTTGGGCATCTTTGGTGTACCTAGGCTGACCACACCATTGTTATCATAGTTTATGAAACCATAACTACGCGCATACCATGCCATTTGTCCTCCATAGTCCTGTGCAGTTTTGTAACCACCTATGAATGTATAAACATCAGCCAAAGAATTAAACAAAGCATTCCAAACTTTTTTACCTTCGGCATTGAAACAGTCATAGCTTAGATCTGTGAGCCAAGGCGGTGTTAGGCTCTGCGTTGGATCTAGGTTCAAAAACTGCATGTAATTTATGGTGGCCGGAAATATGGGTTTGTCTTTTTCATAGTACCAGTCATATTTTCCATAGTTATACGTAGCTGCAGCCAGATACTTGCTTCGTAAATCAGCATTATCAGTACCATTGGGTACAACCGAAATGGCCCTATCTACGTAGCTTAGTACTTGATCAACTCTTAAAAATCCATATTCACGAAAAATTTCGTTGCCATTGGTATTGGCACCGTTGCTAGGATTCTGCATGACTATGTTGTTCCAGGTAGTCATGGTATGTACACCATAACTTTGCCATTTATCATAGAGATGCGCTTTTTCTTCGGCCGTTGGGCGGCGACCAAAACCATAGATGAAAAACGCTTCAAGAAGATCAAGGTCTGTTTTTGGCGTTCCAGCTACAACCGGTGGTGGTGTTGCTGGACCTTCACCTACTACAACAGTTCTGGGATCAGAAACAGTAACAGTACTGGTTTTATTGACTGTTAATTCGCCCATGCGAGTTCTGAATGTTTCTTCAGCATATCCAGTTAAACCTGACCCATTAAACACTGCTGAAGCATAGGTGTTTCTATCATTGTCATTTCTAGAACTGTCGCTAAGTGCAAAGATGTAAAAACCAGCGTCGAAGTTCAGATCACTTTCGCTATAGGTAAAGGTACCTCGTATCTCACCACGTTCGTCTGTGACAAGTTGATCGCTAATGATGGGTTGGCCATCGGGTCTATAAGTAGTAGCCATGCAGGCGCTGGTTACATTACGATCACCAAAGAAGGCATTGAGACGTGTTCTGGGTTTCATACCCTGAGCAGAAAAATTAATTCTTATGTCGCTCATTTTGGGTCTGATGTTCTGATCATAGACTACATCGCGACGCTGCCCTGCTTTGGTTACTGTTTGGTACTGTGGTTTGATGCTAAAATCATAACGATATTTTACATAGGTATCAACACGTTTATATTTGTTATCGGTGGGATCAAGTTCCTGTGTTCCCTGTCCTAGAAGTTCCCATTCACCGTAATAACTACCATAAAACCCCGAATCACTGTCTGCGGTTACAACCTTGCCTTGTTTACTGGCGATTTCTTGTTTGAAATTGTTTACAATTGTAGTATAGTTGTCATTGGGGTCATTCTGTACCTGAGGAACACTGGTAGGTTTGGGTTGTATGCTATTGTCTGGTGGTGTTAGTACCATCGTACCTATGAAACTAACAATTCCATAGGGATTGATGTTTACGTTGCTGCTGGCTAGTTTATTTTGAACATAGATTGCATGATTGTATGGCAAACTAATGATATCGCCCGTAACCTGATAGCCTAGGTTGGCCCTATCGAACTGTGTATTGAATGCAGCTTCTAGAAATTCAACATTGCCATCATTATCACGCCTGATTAAATTTTGAACCGGATTGCCATTGCCCTGATCTCTATACTGTCCAACCAAAGGGAAGTTTGTGGGATTGGCAATGAAATTTATAACCTGCTCATAGGTCATTGAACCTGTCTGAATGAGGTTACCCCAGTATTGTAGTCCCTCTAGATCTACATCGCGGCCTACGAGGCTGTAATATGCCTTCCGCAATTTTACATCGATCAGAGACCTTGGTTCATCAATAACAACACCTAATTCTTTTAACATGTCTGGACCTTAGAACGTCTTGCGTGAAAATTTTGGTCTTAATTCATTGGATCTGAAATCTATGGCAGCTGTGGATGCTGTATCTGCCACACCAAATCCAGTAAAATTGTCTACTATGAAACCATTTTTAAACCTATCCAGTCCTGCGGCATCTTTTATCTGTAGACTTTCGGTTTGCTTTTCCAACAAGCTCAGGGTAGTATAATATTCTAGATTGGTGATTCTACGATCAAGCTTGCCAATGTCCTTCATGGTGTAACGCTCAACACAAAGATTTTCAACATCTACATCGGTAAGCATGTCACGAACATAGGGACGCATTCTTATTACATACAATGGCATGCTGTCATCAGCTGGTTCAGGATCTCTTGCCTGACCATTGGGGGCGGCACCACTGTATTTAATATTAAAAGTACCATTGGTGCTCAAACCAATCATTGCGTTGTGTGCGAGAAAATAACTAAGACTGGTTGTGAAGTTATAATTTGAAAGTATATGGTCGGGCTTTATGGCACCAGTGCTTGAGTAACCCGAACCTGCATGATTTATGACCGGCCTACAATCTAGGTAGTCATTAAGATATACTTTGCCTTGATTGGTTTCAAAACTAGGTACGTCCTGATAATCAACACCGTTGTCCGTGTAGCTCTCTACACTGAAATAATCACCCGAAGCACCATGGCTGAAATAATCATAGGTAACCTGTATGGGTGCCTGTGGAACAGGCGCTCCGGCCCTGCGTATTATTCTTGCCCGGGCATAGTGTGTTGTTCTTTGACCAGTATCAAAAGTATAATTACTGGTGATTTCTATGGCACTTGTTGCATTAAAACTACCAGTAGTGCCAGGTACACTCTCATACACACTTACCAGACGTTTGCCATCGGCACGGTCTAGTTCTATGACATCAGCGGAATACGCTGTAGCATTGGTTACATCATAGGTACGATTGGTGTTGAGTGTTTTGCTGCGACGCGAAGCACGATCCAGTGTTTTGGTTCTAGGAAGCACAAGATGAATATCTGCGGTAGAAACACCAGATATACTGGCAAGATCCACTGTTAACGTTTTTTGTGCGTTGCTAAGAACCAATCTACCGTCTGTGCCAGTATACACGTTACCGGCTTTGGATCCCGTAGTAACAACAATGAGACTGTTGTACAATGTTGGTTGAGTCCAAGACTCGTTGACTGCTCCGCTTATGACAATGCTGGCAGAATTAGCCGATAATGTGGCAGTATTCCAGCTAGCCGCAGTAAATACCGTGCTGTCATTGTTGGCATCTACACTTCGTACATAATCAAAGGGTAGTTTTACGATATAACTGGCAGTTTCTGGCTCTTTGATGTTTACTATGTGAACAAAAAATGGAAAAGTTCCAGTAACTGTTGGAACATTCACACCTAGTAAAACATTAGAATCGTTTAAAACATTGTCTATGCGGAAATTTTGAACTGCAGGTGTAAACCCTGGCGTTTTAACGTGAATATAATCTCTGAAAAGTGTCGATCTAACTGCTCTGGGGTCAGCCAAAGTTTTCGTGAAACTTGTTTGATATCCAGTTGCATAAACATTGCCCGACAACAGATTTATCGAACCAGGCATGGGCAATGGTTCGGCCGCAAAGTTACAACTGAAACCAGCACCTCCGGCACCATCGCCCCTGAGCATTTTGGCTGATCGTGAAAACTCATATCCTGGCAAAAGCTGAACATCAAAAATATAAAGTTTCCAAGAAGCATAGTAAAAACCAGTGACATAGTCTTGTGGGTTACCGCTTTCAAGTTCTATGTGCCGTATTCTGCAAGTACCAATTTTGTTACCCTGGCCCGTAATTGAATGTGCACCAGCTTTGTAGTCACTATAAATATCTACTAATTCTAAATCATTGGCCAGATTGGGTAAACCATAAACATTGGTTACACGTACCCAATTTCCTACTGTCATGTCAACTGTAGTAGTTGTTACATTGGCATAGGTTCGGGGCTTGGTTATGGTTATGGGTGTATCGTAATTGGTTTCAATTCTGTAGCCGCGCACATAGGCCAGACCTTTGCCCATGAGCGCCACCATGCTGTTAGCCAACCCGCCGCTGTTGTAGTATCCTACAACCTGGGCGTTGCTAGCGTTGGCATGCTCCATGAGCTGAAGTTTAAAGCATTCTACAGTATAATCACCACTTTCTTCGTAGGTGCGTTTGGCCAATTCTTTGGCAAGCGTATCATAGATGATGTCCTCGCGAACCCAGCTTGGTACTTCATTCTGTACTCTGATGAATTCAAAGAAGTTGGGGTCGGTATCATCGGTATCTGAAAGCAATGGTCTGCTTTCAAGACTGACACTTAGTTTGTATCGATCTGCACCCAGAGCATAATAATTGCTATCAGCACTGCCTTCGGTTAGCACTGCTGGATCTCTAAGAGCCGAATCATCGGCATAGGTTACTATGTCTTCATTAACTCTAAAACCTATGCTGTTGCTGCTAAGCACACCATACTTGCCAACAATGGCCAGTTGCTTGTTGACCTTTACAAATGTATCTCGAACGAAAATATAATTTTCTGTGAGTCCTACGGCGGTAGCTTTGCCAGTAGCACCCGATGATGCTGCTTGTAGCTGTATGTTGGCAGCTCCATTGACATATTCAGTAAGAATCTGACTGTTGTTAAAGGTTTTAGTAACACCGTCATCAGCAGTACCATCATAGGTAACGTAAATAGTTGGTGGATCTGAACCTATGGAAGCAATGGCATTGACAACGGTTGCAGTGACGTTGGCATTGTTTTTTAGACGTTTACCTATCATGCCCAAGATTACATCATTGGCCGCCACGCTATTGTATGAAGTTGCCAGTTTGACATAATCTAAATTTGCACGGTACGAAGGAGGATCTCCCTCGAACGCAAAGCTACCCTCTCTGAAGAAGGATTTACCCAGTGTACCTATCTGATCCTGTAGAACGGTCTGGAGTTGCGTTAACTCTCGTGCCTGTACTGCACGACCAGGTCGAAACAGGATTTTATGGTAACCCTTGTTTTGATCAAAATCGTCATAATAAGGGAACTGACTAGAAACGTATGGCATGGGTTTACCTTAGAATTCTATGACAATGTGAATGCTTTCTGACTGATCGGCGGCCCGGCTTATGGGCCTACGATTATCTACATAGGTTACTATGCCAGAATGTATGTTGGCTTCGGGCCCATAGATTTGTCTGATGACTGCAGTCGATCCTGAGGTACCACCGGTTACGGTCTCATTGACCTGAAACATGGTAAAATTGGTGCTGCTGTCATCCAAGGGTTGTATGAATCTCGTTGTACTATTACCAGCAACAATTACATTGGTGGTTGTCAGGATGCGAGCCTTGGCTCCCGATGTACCACCGGTTATGACTTCATCAACTGCAAAGGCTGCACTGGTGCTGTTGGCAAAGAAACTCCATTGAGTGGTCAGGGTATTGGCCGTAGCTCTTACGTTGGAACTGCCATAGACCAGAGGATCTAGAATCATGCCAATTCTGCGGAAATCATTGGTTACAGGAAAATCACCGCTGCCTTCGGCATAGACCAATTTACTGTTAATCATGACATAGTATCCACCCAATTCGTCAACAGGATTGGAACCATGCCCTCCCGGAGGACCAAGTATGGCACGGGCCGTAGCATTGGCATTGGGTGCGCCGCCAGTAATAGTAACGTTGGCAACATGGTATCCAGTACCTCTGGTACCAACGGTAATGTCAGTAATTAAACCTCCAGCCATGGTGGCTGTGGCTGCAGCAGCCACATTGCCGTCACCAACTATGACCACCGATGGTGTAGAAACATAGGCATTGCCTGCATAGGTAACTTTTATGATATCAATGGCGCCGTCAACTGCTGCGGCCTGTACCGTAGAACAGGCCAACACCGGCATGAATTCCGGTGTTAGGAATTTGATGATGCTGTCTGTATCAATGGTGTACATGTATTTCCAGACATAACCATCACCTAATTGTACTGCGCTGGTGCTGGTGCTGGTAGGTTTGACCGTACTAGCCTGGTTGTTATTGTTAAAAAGGCACTTGTAGACCTTAAACTCATCGGTTACGACATAAAAGTTACTTTGAAACAACGAAGTAGCGCCACTATAGGCTGGATTGGTCGAAGTAATATCATGGTCATACATGTCGTAGACCGTACCCGAGACCCAGTCTTCACGAGCAACGACGTGCGCCATGTCTTCGCGATTGACCTTCTTCATGGCAATCATGTCTTTCCAGACATCGAATTGCAAATTTATGGTGTCGACTGGAGTAGGCGGCAGATTATCATTTGACCAGCTTTGTGGTCGACCAATAAACACATAATGAAAGGTATTGGCATTGGCGCTGGCGCCTGCCCATGGTTCCCTGACGCTTTCTACGAATTGCTTGGCATTGAACAAGCGATAGTAATTGGTTATGATTGCAGCCATTGTTGCCTCGTTGTGATCATCTATTATTTATGATTGATTTAAGCGCCGCTAGTATCTTGTTGATTTCCTACATGCCATTGCAAATCGAACGTTGGACTAAAGGTTGTTCCATTGGATCTGGTAAAGATTAGACGATAGCTTAAAACTTCTCCATCGTTTATGTTAGATCCAAGGCCAACGGCTACGCCATCACCTGGTGTAAATTCATAGATTCTGTAAGAACCAGATGCAGGGAAATTCCCCAATGTATTTCTTATGACCTGCGCACTGCCGGATGTCTGATAGGTAGATCCGCGATACACACGTATTTCGGCATGTGTGATATCACCAGGATCTGGATCGGTTCTCCATATCAAACCAGCTAGTTGGGTTTGGGTGGCCAAATAGGTGCTATCATTAACGATGTTCCAACCAAACGATGTAATGCTAGGATTGACGGGCAGAGGTGTTCCTGGTGGTGGGGGCGGGGGTGCTGGAGCAGTACTGGTATCACCAATGGTAACATAACAACAAGCCACAGGGGTCGTCAATTCTTCGGCTGCCCCATCCAACCAAGTAAATAAATCGAATCTAGCTACTTCTACACCTTCGGTAACGAGATCAGCCACAAACCCCCAGACAAATGAATATGGGAATATATTACTGGTAAATTTTACACTGTTACTTACATTGCCACCTTGTATATCGCCGGTAGTAATGTTGGTTCCACCAACTCTAATACGTACCCAACGCCCCGAAGTTCCATAGTGCGAAGGCTGAAGGTTATTGGCATTAATGTTAAGCTGTATGTTGTTGCCTTCATCCTGATAGCTTACATTGGGAGTAAGACTCCAGGTCAGTGCTGGTGTCGTGCTGGTGTCATTGATGGTAATGATGGGCGATTGCACTAGCTGGGTACTGGTGGCGCAATTGCTAAGTGTCATTCTAAGAGTTTCTGGTCCTTCGGTCAATTGATCTGCAGTTATGTAGAGAGTCACAGAAGTCCGGTTGGAACTTATGGGCACTGTTTTCTTTGGAACCAGATAATCTGTATTGAGCGTGGATGGGCTTAATCTACCCTCACCTATGCCAACGGTTGCATAATGATAGTTAGCAAACAATATGGCATTGGGCGTGGGTTGAGCTCTTGAACCTGGCCAAGATCCCCAGGTAGATCCAGACTGAACACTGTTTATGTAGGCTGATCTAACATCAGTATAAGAATCAAAATATGGTACATGCACATAATCCAAAGCATTTGTATTTCCTGAAATTCCGTAGCAAAGCGTAGTAGCATCAGGTACTAAAGTAGTATTAACATCAAAAATTAATATGAAACCTTCATTAACGCTGACAAGCTGTGGCGTAATGGCATAGGTAGGCGTTGGCAACGGTGTAAGTCTGGTCATGGTTATGCCACACCAACCATTGGTTAGTGATTGTGATGTAACACCGTTGACTGTAGATCCCGTAATAGGAGCCACAAAATCTTTGGCAGTGATGCGAACCTTTATGAGTTCACCCACACTGGCCAGGCCGGCATGAACAACGGCTCGGCTTAAGTCACTGTCATCTGAATAGCCCTGAGAATTATTACCCCAGACAGCATCACCACTCAGAGAACCAGTAACATCGGCTTCGTTGTTGGAATTGACTGTACTAGTACCTTTGAGTTTACGACCTACATAACTTGTAGGACAGTACACAGTTCCATCGGGCTTGGTGGTGTATGGCGGAGGTATTGTGGTCGGTGGGCTTACTGTACCACTTGAGGGTACTGTAGCACCTACTGCAGTAACGCCACTACCCTGCCACCAGCCACCGGGATTAACTTCACCTGCTGTAAAATTACCGGTCTGTGTTTCCCAGCCCGTAATATTGTTGGGATTAATGGTCAACCTGATGCTGCTAGGTGAGCTAGTGGCCTTGTTGATGGTTATGGTTTGAATGCCTTTGTTGAACCCAGTATTGACTTTGTTGCCATTCCAATCCAGTTCAGCCCAATCATAGTTGTTCAAGAAGTCAAGAGTCAGTGTAAAGTCGCCGGTTTTGTCGCCAAAATCTATGTCAAAGATTTTATATCCTGGTCCTGGACTATAGATCTGAGAAATCAGAGTGCTTGAAAACCCGTCTAAAACTATGGCCGTAGGAGCTGCAGGAGCCGATGCTGGTGGTGGCGGAGGAACTGCGGGAGGTGTAGTTGCACCACCTTTGTTGATTACACCCCAATTACCATAGGTACCAGAACCAACTGAGCTGTCAACAGCAACAACCAAAGCACCAGTAGATGGATTGTAGCTTACTATGGTGCCGGTCATGGAATTATTACCATTGTATAATTTTATAACCTGGCCAGCGGTCCAATTAAGACCTGTACCAACAACCAAATTCTTTGTTCCGGTACCTACGGTCAGTGTGGATGAACTAAGATAACGGCTCGATGTATTCACAAAAGAACTCAAGGGAAGCTCAGAGTCAACACAGATGTTGTCCAGATAAAGGCTAGCACCGCTGGCTGTTCCTCCACTGGCATCATATGTTCCGCAAACAAAAACGAACTTGTAGGTACCAGCTTCGCCGGCTGTAATTTTTCTAGTAACAAGTTGCCAAGGAGAACTTGAGCCGATGTCATCAAGAAGCAAAATGCTTGCTCCAGTATTAACTTCAACCAAGTAGGCAAACACATCATAATCATCAGATCCGGACTGAGCCTTCCAATGGAAACTCACTACACTATCGGCCACAAGATTGCACGAATAATCACTTACCAAATATGGACCACGAATGATGTTAAAAGGAACACCAAAACAGCTAGAATACAAACGAATAGCTTTGATGCCACCAAATTCTGGTAGGCTGTCGTCAACAAATTCATAGCCAAATGAAGCACTAGTTGGAGCATCCTGATCACCATAGGGCGTAGAGCTACTAAATGGTGCTGGTGTTGGATCCTGTGGTGTTGGATAACCTAAAATTGTAGAAAACCCATTGAGCCTGAGGTGTGATGGCACAGTACCTTCGCCAGGCATATAGACCTTCCATCCCGGAAAACTATACACACCGCTGCTGCTGGATGCTGGCGTTGTTATTTCCAAATCACAATTAAAGAAATCAGTTAGAACTGTACCTACTGGTGGTGGAACTGGTGTTGCTGGTGGAGCTGGTGGTGGAGGTGTTGGCGGACTGACACTAGTGTCTTTTATGGTACCCGAAAGTGATTTAGCAGTTAAATTTATACCACTAACAGCACCAGTTGTAACCGTATAGGTTTCGTTACCTTCAGTAGTAGAATCTGCTATTGCAGACAGCAAAATGCTATTAGATGTAGTTGGGAAACTTGGGTTAAGATCCATGATGACCGTACCACTGGTCGGTGTCATGTCCGAAGAACCCGCAGTTAAACTCCAAGAAATCGGTGTACCTCCGGGAATATTGGTGCCCGTAAAGGTAATGCGTACATTGCTGCCTTCATTGACCGGATTAACATCATAGCTTAGAACAAGATTTGGTGCCTGAGTTGTATCATTAATCAATACAGTTGCGCTTGTGCCATCGGTATTGGCAGCAAGATTTGCTGGTATGGTAATGGTTAGAAATTCAGCGCCTTCGGTAATGTAATCTTCTTTCATGTAAACAACAACATTGGCTCTGCCAGCTGAATTTACAGCGAATATGCCTTTGGTTGTTGTATAGGTTCCAACTGAAACATGACTATTAACGTCGGCCATGGGGGTAATGGTATATTCAAATTTACTACTAGCAGGAACATCTGTGGTTACTATGTTGAACTGAACAACACCATTTTCATCTACCGATGATCTATTGGCCGTCACTGATAGGGTGGGATACTGGCTCAGATCCTGAATAGCTACACTGACCGATGAATTTGTATTATGCGATATCAAAGTATTTCTCAATAGCACAAAGGTCAATGTTTCTATGCCTTCGGTAACTCGGTCTTCGCGTATGCCAACGTCCACATTGGCCCAGGCGCTGAACCCACCATCAGTGCTAAGCAACGCAATATCACCACCTAATTTGGATACACCACCAACAATGTCATCAGCCGTAACGCCTTCGAGAACATAGGCCATGGCTGTATTATTGTCAACGTTGGTACCAAGCACAGAAAACTTTACACTACCACCTTCACCAACAATGGCAACATTGGATGACACTGTGTAAGCAGGAGTACGGCTGTTGTCGGTTATGACAACATTGGCATGCAGGTTGCTGAGAAGTTTTATGCTGTTGTCGGACAACAAAGTAAATCTAAGTGTTTCAGTACCTTCGGTCAATCTGTCTTTGGCTATGCGCAACACTACATTGGCATTTCCATTGTTGTTGCTGTTATAGGCATTGTGTGCCATTTTACCAGTCAACGTACCAAAAACCAAATCTACCTGACTAATACCATCGATGGTATAGTTAAAAATTACATTGCTTTCCAGATTGGCTGTTAGCACCATGAATTCTACAGCGTCGCCTTCGGCCACAGTATATACATTGGCTATGAGCGCTATGTTGGGAGCACGACTGGTGTCTACTAGAGTTACGTTGGCATAGAGATTTTGGTTGAGTTCTATGTGCGGGTCTGTATTAGACTTGAGCATGAAATGCACAGTCTCTGGACCTTCGGTGTCTCGATCTCTTATGGTTATGATGTTTACATTGGCATAGTTATTAACTATGGTGACATTTCCACTCAAAGGTGTGACAAGATCAAAGGCCTGCACACCATCTATCTGCCAGGCCATCACCGTTCCATCTTCGATCTCTGTTGTATAAATGTTTACAATGTAGCTTTCGCCTTCGTTGGCCGATGTGATGTTGGGCGTAGTAGTAAGCAGAAATGATCTATTGATGCTATTATCGTAGACAGTCACCGTTGTGGATAGATTGGCACCAAGTGCATATTCTGGGCTGGCCAGAATCTTAAAGGTAAAATTTTCCGATCCCTCGGTGTTGGCATCGCGCCTGAAAAATACCGGCAATGATGCGGTATTGTTGTTGATAACAATTTTTCCAATTGTTGCTATGGTATTGACGTATGGACGATGCGGCATTATCGAATCCAGATTCTCAGGTCTCTGATGTTGATGCGTTCGGATGAACCATCACTTTGGCTGATGATTAACTTATTCATGTCAAAGCCTATGTCGTCGGTCTGTAAGAAATATACATTACCTACGTTGGCCCGTTTGTTAGTTGTGCCCTGGTTACCAAAAAACGCAACTCCTTGCACTGTATTCTGTACATTTACCATGGTGGACAAGGACACATACGTGTTGCCTATGTTGTTGGCACCATGTGCACTGACTCCAAAATGGTTGAAATCAGTGCCCAAAAACACGCTGGTTCCATTGCCCGCAGCATAGACATCAGACAATGCAGCACGATTTAAACCACCATCAGCATTATTGATATTTTCTAGATTCATAAAATCTATGCGTATTCCGCGAGATTTTTTTGGTAATGGTATGGCTATGGTTCTCAAGTAACCATCAACAGCATCTGCATCATATTGACTGCCATTGCGTGTCATATTGTTGAGAGTAACACCAATGAAATCATCGTATATATTCAAAAAATTTGTATCCAACAGCATCCATCCACCAACGCTGCTGGCATTGGCAAGATTATTGCCATTCATTTCACAATATACTAGCACAACTTTATCAGCAGACATTTTGTTCCTAGCAGACCTATGTATTGTCCCAGTTTACGTAGTAATAACCGGATACTGAAGATGGATTGAGATAGTTAATTTGATTGGCATTGGCAGCTGGTGTGTCACTTGCTAAGCCCTCTAACAGAAACGCTATGTCGCCTTTGTTGGGATCGGCATTGGCTCGTTGTGTACCTTGCTCAATAACATAGTAAAGTTCAGTTCCGCTAGGTACATTACCTGTATTAACTGTGAAGGTAATGACACGACCTTCTTCAATGGCATTGGCCGATGCAGTCAATGCGAATGTAAAGTTACCATTGGCATTCGATGTATATAGCGGTGGAGAAATATCAAATTTATTTCTGATGTTGTCGGCATCAAATTGGCTGATGCTTATGTTGGCAAGTATTTGCGCATACATTGTATCTTGACCATCTACAGTGGCACTATAGCTGGTTTTCCAACGATCTATGGTTTCATATCTTGGACCTGCGCCAATGTAGCTTACGTTGGCATTGGACCATGGATAGCTGCCAGTTACAGTTGATAGAATGTATTTTTGCGGTGATGTAAAGCCAGTTGCCTGTGGTGCCAACGTAGGTAATGACTTAAGAACCCTTATGGGTATGTTCAAGAATTGATAGATAGATTTAATTGAACCGCCACCAGCCGTGGAAACAATGGTCCCAGGTATTGGGGGAGCCACGCCACCGCCACCACCAGCGTCTGGTGTATTGCTTATGGACTGTCTACCAAAAAATACCAAACCAGCAGGATGAACTAGTTTTTTAACAATTTCACGCCATATATTGATATTCTCATTGGTTTGTAATACATAACTAAACGGTTGAAAGTAAATGTCGTTTTTTATGAGAAGATTTGGGTTATAAGACTTCTCATAATTTAGTTTGGCTTCCATGCTTGTAGCTATGCTGGATGCAACATCAAGTTTAGCTGAATGTGCGTAATTCTCGCTTCTTAGATAGTTTCTCCAGTATTTTAGATCTGTTGTAGAAGGGTTGGTACCTCTGCACAGCCCAAACAAAGTAGTTATGAAGGAAGTAACATTCAGATATCTGCTGGTGCTTCTAAATTCTACAGTATCAATAATTTTCAATATTATTTGTTCAAATGCATCAAAAATATCAGTAAAGTTAGAAAATATGGTCTGATAATTGCTTGCTTCTTTGCTGGTAGCAGCTCTATCCAAAAGCAATAGAAATGCATCACTTACAAATGAATTAAATATGGCAGTTTGTGATCCATCATCTTTGCGCCCACGAAAGACCATGCCACCGAAACGATTTTCAGGTACGCTGATGAGTCCCTCAGTAACACCGCTGCTACGATCAACTTTCCAGTTGCCTGGATATTCACACAAAGCGCCTATCTGGGCCTTGAGATTGGCTCGTTGGCCATAGCTAAGACTTAGGTTACCTGCAGCAATCTCAGCATGAAGATTGGGCATGTCATTGGCATAACGAGCTCTAGCAACTACGTTGGCTCTGGTAAGATCTAGAGTTCTTAGTATGAGATTGGCATTGGCATAGGTTACATTGGTGCTATCAAAACTGTCAAGATCTACCTTAACTATGCCATAGGTAATATTGCCGCCATTGGCCAGATTGCTATCACCGTTCAATTTACTAAAATAACTAACTTCTACAACCTTGGCATTTAGATAATTGTTGCCAAGGTTTGTGTCTATAGTAACTATGTCACCAACATTGTAGTTATATCCTCTGCTTATAACAGTAACATTGGTCACAACAGGTCTGACATTAGCAGTTACTACAATGGTATCTTCGTTTCTTAGGGTGTACTCCAGATATTCTTTACTATCTTTGGTATCCAATAGTTCCAATATGATTGTTATTCTGCTGGTACCATATAACAATCTTGGGCCATAGTTCTGAATGTATTCATCATTGGTCAAATTATTACCTGTGGTTTGAAACATTAAAACTTTCATGAAATCCACAGGACTGGTCAAATAGTTTTCACATTCTTCGCTTCTTGCTACTGCATATATGATGTCTTGTGGCGTCAATGTACCATCTTCAAGACCAACTACGTTTATGGCAAGTTCAGTGCTGCTTGGAAAGCGCGACAGAAACGCATTATAGGTTTTACTAACAAACAATTCGTTACTCTGTCCAGGCAAAGAACAAATGATGTTCTCATTGGGTGTAAAATTGCCGCTGAGGGTTTTACGATCTAAGAAAAGTTCTTGTACCTGATTGGAAAGATCTGCATTTTGTACATCGGTTATTCTAGCCGTGGCTCCTGAAATTGCGCCTACAATTTTTTGCCCAATCAAACGATTCATGGTTTTCAGGGGAGCGTTGACCCGAATGCTTATGCGATCTCGATATCTTGCCCCACTGGCCTTGAATACTTGAATTTCCGGATAATAAAAACTGACATCGCTATTGTATAGCAATCTAAAAAGCAATTTTACTGCTTTTTCTGATCCCTTTCTATTATAAAGATCATTGATGTGCTTGAGTGTATGTTTCTTATCTGCCTGTGGATTTACAGGAAAATCCGCACAATAATTTTTATAAAAATATCGTATGAATTCATCCACACTATGGTCTATGTCGCCATATAATTGTATGTTCTGTATGACTTCCTGTGGAGCCTTGCTTTGTTCTAAAAATTCATAGTAGGCTTCGGAAAACAAAACGAATGTTTCGTATTGCTGTCGAACATGGCTGGGTAGCTGAGATGCTACCAGTGAACTTATGCGCTTGTTGAGATATTGTGCCATTTATTCGCTGACAGCTATGACTGAAATATTTAAACCAGGTTTCAGACCCGACAATGGTATGAACGGGCTATCATCAAGTGTCAGAAGCACATTTCTTACAACCTGTACATCATAATTACTTTCTTGAACATCAGCCATGAATCTTAAATCACCTATGCTGCCCCTAAAACCTCGTGGTGTAAACTGTTTGGTGCTTATTTCACCGGTAGCATAGTTCACCATGCCCTGTTTGGGCAACAACAAAAACGAAGTATTGTTACTTTCATCCACTTGCCAGAGTTCTAACTCCCCGGTGCCATTGTAATTGGGTGGATTGCCAGCGTTGTCTCTGAAGTATACAGTCTTTATGATGTTGTCAAGATCTAGTATAGTAAAGTATGTACTTCGGACGCTGTTGGGATGAATACGATTGTACATCTTGATGTTGTTGAAGTTACTATACTCATTGGCAACATTGAGTCTGGGATCCAAACGTCTCTGAATTTTTAGACCAACGAGAATACTTGTAATACTATCATCCAAACCATCAAGTTCATTTAGATATTTGTAGTAAATGAATGCCTTGTTGAATTTTTCAAGTTCAGTATCAAAATAATTTTCTGTTTTTAATCTTATGAGACTCTGAAGTTTTGATGCGCTGCTGCCCGAGACATTGCTATTATATTTGACACGTACATCTAGACCTAGATGCAAGTACTCTGGGTCTACTATCTCAGGTGTAATGGCTAATACTTTTCTTTTGGCCAGGATATCAAATTTTATTTCATCTTTGGTGGCTTCATCAAGCACAAGACCAGTTGTGGGTTTGGCACTGATGAATATTTTACCATAGACTGGTGGATCATTTTCCTCACCGCCCCAAACGCTTACGCTTTCTATCTGGGGTTTAAGGCTGGTAATCAGAGCACCATAGTCATTGCCAGTCACTGCACGATCTGCTGCAGATCTAATTAAAGGTGCCAAAAATTTAATTTCTTTGATGGTTTGTTTGTTGGCACCATAGGCCGGCCTACTCAAAACGCTTCTTGAAGTAATGGTACTGGTAGTAAGGTTTGTGGGGACTGATGACAATGTAAAAGCTAGTTCTTCGGTGGGTAAACTATTGCAAGCACTGCCCTGCGAAATCAAGTACTCTATGGTTACTATGTTGCCTGCTGATAACTTGTAGCCAACAACACCATCACCAAAATACAGTTGGTATCGACCAAATTGATTCTCTTCTAGAAAACAATAACGGCCATTTCTGGCAGTACCATCAATGCCATCTATGCTGGTAGCTACCTTATAGGTATTGGTAGTAGTATCTGTTGAACTAGTCTGCACAGACACCAAGATACTGGATGTATCAACATTATCATTGGGTATGACATATTTCTCATCGGGACCTGGATTGGTCACAGTATATCGAAATATTTCTGGAGTACCTTGCTTGAGTTTAACATTCAAAAAAGCATAAGCACCACCAACATTAAAAACCGATTTTGCTTCTTCGTTTACAAAGGGATAGGATTTACCATTGATGGAAAAATTAAAAACACTATAGCGTTCAAGTGTAGCTTCTGGTGATGTTGTAGTGTTATCAACAATGGTAAAATTAACCGTGGCTACTGCACCACGTGTGCTTCTGGGAGTAAATCCCAAATGACGGGCGATGCTTACAGCGCTTTCTCTTTTGACTGCACTGTCCAAGAACATTTCATTGGCCAGCATGTTGGCCAAGTAGGCATTGTAATGTGTATTATAGCTGAGAAGATCTAATAGAACACTAAGTGCGCTACCTTCGTAATCATAGCTGTTTAGGGTATCCTGATCCTTCAAAAATTCTTTGAGATTATTCTTGATGGTATCAAAATCTAACTCTGTTACTCTTAGATTGGCCATTAGCGAACTCTACTGAGGAATGTATTTACTGTAATAGGGTTTGGATCGTTTCTAAATCTAAAAGTCACAGAAACCTGTAGCTGGTTGTCATCCTGCAAAGCATTGGTTTTGATGTCAAGCACATAGATTCTGCCTTCGAACTTGGTAAGCACATCATACACAGTCTGCCTAACAATTTGCTCAGTTATGGGTGTAAAATTCTCAAATAGCAAACCATGTGCCTGACAACCTATTTCAGGATGAAAAGGGCGTTCGTAGTTAGCTGTTAGAACAAGATTTCTAACAGACTGTTTGATGGCGTTTTCATCGTATTTTACAGCTAGATCATTGTTAGCCGCACGACTGAAAGCGAAATCTAAATCGGAATAGGTTCTGGTAGCTCTTGACATCTATTATTTATTGTGATTCTAGGACGTGAATACCGTAGTACTTAGTATTGTGCCCGTGGTACTTGAAATAGCGTGAGTACCGCAGGTCAATGGGTCGCCAGCTCGCGCCAAGGGCTTGCCGGCTATAAAAATGGTGCTGCTACCCGAAGCAATCTTTATGTTGTTGTGCCCACCTGGATGGTTGGATACCTGAGCAGCACCGCTGGGATCGGCTACGGCCACTAGTCTGTTGTTGATGCGAACAGTATTTTGCCCGGCCCTGGTTATGACATACTGAACACCTGCAGTAATACTGTCACCCTGACATGCCACTCTAACCGTCATGCTAGCTGCACCAATCCCTGGCTGTGAGTCTTATTGTTCCAAAAAGTAAGAACCTGATTGCGATTCTTACTATTATGGCTGAAACTTATGTGAATCCAAGGATTTTTTGTATAATTAGAATATTCCAACAGCAATTGGTCGTAATTAAGTGCCTGTGCTAAAAGATTGGCTATTTTAAAATATTCACTGGCAGCTATGCCCTTGAATTGAATGTCAACAGCCTGTCCTTTGGGATGCTGGCTGGTTGGGTTGCTGCCCATCAACCTAAAACCGCTGGTTATGTACATGTTGGGATACAGATTGAATACAGGCTCACATACATTGAGGGCTACGGCCTGAAGATTCTGTAACAGTTGGCCATAGCTCATGCCCAATTGTGCCTGAAGTGGTGTTGCACTGCAGGCCGATCTGGATGTTAGTTGGCCTAGAGTGAAGTTAGGACTGAGTTTGAATCCATCGGGCGCTTCGGATAGGCCTAAACAGAAGTCACTGGGCGGTACAATTTGATTGTTGCCGGTTTTTACATCTTTTTTGTCGCTCTGCTCTACGGGCGTTTTATCCAAATCAGCCTCAGTTGCTAAACCGCTGCTTATGAGCTTGTCTCTAAGAGCTTTTTTGGTTTCAGGATCATCAGCTTGTTCTTCGGCATCTATGCAGTATTTGTCGGCTATGCTTATGGCCTGACTATCTTCGACTTTGATGCCAACAAAATCTTTTCTACCTACTAATACACCAGCGAAGCTATTACGTGCACCCTCTGGTCTAGTTGGTGTATCTAAATTACCAAAATCAAAACCTGACAGAGCTGGCGCCTGATTGTCCTGCATGTTTATGCTGGTTGCATCTATGTTCAACGCACCTGTGCTACGAAGATCTAGGCCAGTGGCACTCATGCTTAGACCGCCGGCCGGTGATTTGCTGGTTATGGGTCCATCGGACTTTTGTTCTATGCCCTGTTTGGCCTGCTGCTGAATTTTTTTATCGGATTTGATCTTATAGTTGTCTTGGAAATAGATTGCAGCCTTAGCATTACCGGTCATGTTGTAATCTGCACCCACTTCAACATAGGTTTCTTCTTGACTGATGCTATGAATAACGTTGGCGCGTTGTTTAAAGACTCGATCTACCTGAAGATCAAAATCATTGTCGGCTTCTATTCTAATGTTGGCAGAACGCATACTGATGGTATCAGCAGCACTTATGTTGATGTTACCACCGCTTTCGAGCACAAAATCGTTGTGTACGGTTAACTTAGCATCGCCTATGATTTCTACATTGGCGTTGTTGCCAGCAAATAGATTTACACTACCAGCCACACTTAGGTTTAAATGACCGGCCACGCTAACATAGCCATTTTTGTCTATGATCTGATAGTCTGATCCTTTGCGTCTAAAAACAGTATTCCCATCGCGATCGATCTCTATGTAGGTGCCAGCCTTGTGGTATACATGTATGCGTTCCGATCCAGGCGTATCGTCAATCTCTATGATATGACCACTTTCAGTTTCAGTGACCTTATTATAGGGATACTCGGCCTTGTAGGCACTGGGTGGTTCATTGAAATAATTTTCTCCTGGCAAAGGAGCAGCCTTCATGAGCCTATTGTTCTTGGCCTGCACCAAACTGCTGGTTGGTTCGCCTTGAGCTAATTTATTTACTTCGCTGCCATTGGCATATTCTTTGGTAGGATATGTTGCGGTTGGATCAACAAATCCTTCACGCACTACATTGAGTTTTTCAAGATTGTCATTGTCCTGTATGTCAAATTGTTTGGCCTGATTGAGAAAAGTTTCTGTTGCGTTTTTGGTATAATCTAAATCCAATTCTTCGAGATCGGTGTCGGGGTCAGTTATTTCTCCAAAGGTATAGCTATCGGCTTCCAAAAAAGCATCAACCTCAAAGCCACCTTGAAGTACACCATCTATGAAATTGCCACCAACATCTGAATTAAGTTTTGTGAACAATGGACCTATGAGCGATGATATTGATGCCGAAAGCAATGCAAAGTTTATGTTGTTACCAGAATTACCTAAATTGCCCTGCAGGCCATTGACCATGCTACCCACAAAATTGTTCTGTAAAAATGATGTTCCGCTGGTACCCAGTCTGCTGAATACAGCATTTGTAATAGTACTTAAATTTTGATTCTGTGTAAGGGTATTGAATGGATTTGCAGTACCCAGTAATTCTCTGGGACCTTGGTTTAGACTCTGATTTGTATGAGCATAAACATCCCCAGTATAGGTACTGACTATGCCCGGTAGAATGCGCTCAAGAGTCGAAGATAACGTGCCCTCAGGTACGCTTTCCAAACCAACTCGGTCCCTGTTGGCCAAGATCCAGGCAATGACTTGTTTCTGGACCTGTTGGTTTAATATGTTGGTATTTTCAATCATGCTTGGCCTTCAGACAACTTTAGTAAAGCAATCTTTTCGCTTTCGTACCTAGATTTGACACCTTCTTGGATACTTGCACTAGAACTTTTAAACAACACTGGCACTCGTGCTTTTTTGTATTCGCTAACTAGATTGATAACATCTTTATCAGTCAACGTACTTTTGCCGCTCAACGGTTCAGTGAACACGCTGGTGTTGGTTGGGCCTAGTTGCACTGCAGTGCTCCAGATTA